AGCTGCAGTTTCCATGTCTCTCTTTGGCGGTATAAAGTCCGACGATGTTTACATCATGGGCGGAAGAGTTTGTCGAATAGTAAGAGTAGGCTTAAGAAGCACTACATTTTACTTTAACGACACTAAAACAAAAGTAGATATTGCTAATGAGAGTATTAAAGGTTTGAGATTAGAAAAGAAAATCAAACCTATGGAAGAAGAAGCTTAAAATTAAAATGCCAAAAATAAGAGTTGACCAATTGGCCGATTCTCTAGAAGAATTGGGTAATCCTAAGGGTAGGGCTCTCCAGAGAGAACCCATCAGATCTCGAGAAAAGTTTCATATAGAAAACTTTGATTGGACCGAAAAACAAAAAGAGTTTATTAAGATAGCTCTAAACAAAGAATCAAAAATACTATTCGCCAAAGGTCCGGCTGGGTGTTCTAAAACCTTATTGAGTGTCTATTGCGCTTTACATCTATTAAACGAAGGTAAAGTTTCCGAAATAGTCTATGTAAGGTCTGCTGTGGAAAGTTCTGACTCTAGGATGGGTTTCTTGCCGGGAGATGCAGATCAAAAACTTCACTTTTATAATCTACCATTTCTTCATAAGTTAGAAGAGCTAGTATGCCCTAATGTAATTAAAAAACTTCAAAAAGACGAAAGAGTCTCTACTTATCCAGTTAACTTCTGTAGAGGTATGAGTTGGAATTCTAAGTGTTTAATATTTGACGAATGTCAAAACAGTACTGTTAAAGAGATAGTTACGGTATTGACTAGGCTAGGAATGAGCTCTAAATGTTTTGTGTTAGCTGATCCTGCTCAGACCGATTTAAAGAACGGGGCTAGAGGGGGTTTCGAAAAAATACAAAATTTATTTACAGACAAAGAAAGTAAAGACTTTGGTATAAATACTTTTGAGTTTGATGAGTCTGATGTTGTTAGATCACAATTAGTTAAGTTTCTTGTTACTAAATTTAAAGACGTTACTACTGTTAGTTAGTCATCTTTTTTATCAACAACCGTCTGCCTCCATCCATCTTTATGTAAGATGTTTGTTGCAGTACTGCAGAACTTTCTAACTTTTTTCTCAGGTACATCCCAGAAGAAAGCATGGAAGATTTCTTCTATCATAACGGCCATCTCTCTTTTTGGGGGTAGATCTGGAGATACGTGAATTTTTGGGCCTTTATAGTCAGGTGGATCACATAAACCATCTGCATTATAACTATAATGAGGCCTTTTTCTCAGAATCTTATATTTTATTCCATCGTTATTTGTGAAAGTGTAATTAGACATAACATTTTTTGTGTAAAACGGTATCTAGTTGTAATAACTATTTGCTTAGTTATAAAAGATATGCCTGAGTTAAAAAAAGTTACTTATTGTCAGAACTGCGGTCATTCAAACCCTTGGGTTATGGAGGCTAAGTCCTCTTTACTGCAGAAGCCAAAATTTTGTACGTCTTGTGGGACTAATTTGTCTACAGGTCAAAAGCCAGCGGCTTCTAAAGAAGAGGTTGCGGCAGAAATTGAAGTCGAGGAAGATGAAATATCAATTAGCAGAGATATACCTCCTTTAGAACTAGACATGCAAGCTTCCTACTTTCCCAAGAAGGATTCCCAGCCTTTAGGTAACCTTGTAAAACCTGTACCAGATACAGGTGAAGAAGACACCTAAACCAAATGCCCAAAAAGAAGGCTGCACAAATAAAGTTTGAGGATTGCATAGATGTTATTGACCAAGAGATTTCTAAAAGAAGAAATAAGTGGACTTTAACTTCTATAGCGTGGATGGATTTTGACGACATATCTCAAATTCTAAAAATACATATTTATAAAAAGTGGCATTTGTATGATTCGAGTAAGCCTTTAGCTCCTTGGTTAAATAGGATAATATCAAACCAGCTTAAAAATTTAATCAGGAATAACTATAGCAATTACTGTAAGCCTTGTTTAAAATGCGCTGCTGCTGAGCCAGACTCCGCTTGTACTATTTACGGAACCCAAGATGGAAGATGCCCTCTGTATAAGTCTTGGCTTCAAAAAAAGAAATCTGCTTATGATGTCAAAATGGCGCTCCCACTAGAAAAGCACAAGGAGCAAATTAATGAAGTCGAAGTTTCTCCTGCTGATATAGAGCTTGGAATAAGTAAATTAAATAAAAAGCTAAAAGAAGTTTTAAAGCCTAATGAGTGGATAGTTTATGAAAGCTTTTATATAATGAATAAGACAGAGCAAGAGATAGCTGAGACTTTAAATTTTAAAACAACAGAGAAGAACAGAACTCCGGGATACAAACAAATAAAAAATATACAAAAAGCTATTTTAATAAAAGCTAGAAAAATTTTAGAAAGAAATGATTTAGACTGGGCATGAATTTAACTAATGAACAAAAATTCGCACTAACTTCCGTAAGAGATAGTTTCCTTGCTGGGGAGGATGTTGACATATCCTTAATGCATCTTATTCAGGATGTAGCCGGTTTCAAAGGTAGAGATGGTAGAAGTAAGGAGGGTAGAGCTGTAAAAGCTTATCTTAGTGAGATAGATTTCAATGCGATACCAGCTAGTGAATATCAAAAAGTAGATAAACCAGAGTTATCGGAAGAGCAAAAAGAGTTTATTAGAAATCATAGAGGCACAATGAAATATGTTGAGATGTCTCGTATAATTTTTGGTAATGAGACTTTAACTAGTCTTAGCGCAGAGACTAGGATGGTTACTGAATATTGCAAAAGTTTAGAAGGTGAAGATTTTGAGACTCCAGAAGAAGATCAAGAAAGATTTGAGTATAAGCCGCCGAAACATCCAGACAGAGTATTAAGTAGAGTTAATAGATTTGTTTACGATAGCGGAATAGATAAAGATAGCATAACCCCTAGGCAAAAAAAGAATTTAGAGAAACTTATGGGCTACCTACATACTTTTAGGTTCGTTCATCAGATTAATAATTACGAACACGAAACAGAGAGGGAGTTGTTCGAGTCTTCGTTTGTTAGATACACTAATGATAAAGCTGATTTAACTCAAGAGGAAGTTGATCAATATATTGTTCTGTCTGGAGAAGTTGTAATAGCATCTAATATCCAAAGGAGAGTAGGTAGACTGCAAAGATTACTTGATGACACTGCCAATGATAATGAGGGTAGAAGAATATCTATGAGCTTGGTCGAGGCTATAAGCACAGCTCAAAATGAATATAACTCTTGCGTAAACAGACAACATAAACTACTTAGCGATTTAAAACAAAAAAGAAGTGACAGGTTAAGCAAGCAAGTTCAAGAAAATGCCAGTATACTCAACTTAGTTGAGACTTGGAAAGAAGAACAAAGTCGCAAAGAGCTTATAAGAATGGCGGAGCTTAGGAAGAAGGCTATTAAAGATGAAGTTGATAAACTTGCGACTATTGATGATGTAAAAGCTAGAATATTTGGCTTATCAGAGGAGGAAGCGTTAAATGGATAAACCACTTAGTGAATGTATTAAAATGGAATACGTCTGCAAGATAGACGGAGAAAAATTCGATACTGAAAAAAAACTTCATATGCATCTCCGCAAACATAAGATGCGTATGGCTGAATATTATCAAAAATATTATCCAAGAAGAGACTTACTTACTGGAGATTTAATTAAATTTAAAAATAAAGCTCATTACTTTGCTAATTACTTTAATTCTAGACCTAATATGAAAAAGTATTTAGAATCTGCTTCTGAAGAAGACGCTAGAAAGTTTTGCGTACAAGTTATTAAAGATAGAATGGAGAGAAGAAAGATTAAATATTCTCCTACTCAAGTAGAGCTCCGTTCATCAATGATGCCGCCTATATTTTACTATCAAAAACTTTTTGGTAATTATTATGATCTTTGTTGGGACCTTGGGCTACTTAAAAGATTTGAGAAGCTACCCAAAAATGAGATAAAAGAAAATATAGAAGAGGGTTATGAAATTGTAGTTGATACAAGAGAACAAAAACCTTTGAACATTAATTACGGCACTAGGAGAGAAGGCTTGAAATTTGCAGATTACTGGCTCGATAAAGAAGGAAATAAATGTTACGTAGAGAGAAAAGAGACTAAAGATTTTATAGGTACATTTACCGGTGGCTGCGATAGATTTTCCAGAGAACTTGGAAGAGCGAAAGAGCAGAATGCTTACGTTGTAGTAGTCGTAGAAAACTCTTTAGATAATATGATGAAATTTAATTACCTAAAATATATTACTAAGAAAGTCCAAGTTACCCCAGAGTACGTAATGAGGAATGTTAGAGATATAATACAGAGTCACGACAACGTGCAATTTTTATTTGCTAAAGGTAGAACAGAAGCAACCAGACTAACTAGAAAGCTTTTTTTCTGTGGGGATAATTATAAGGATTTAGACTTGCAGCTAGCTTACGATCTTAAGTTATTATAATGTGGTCAAGTCCTGAAAAGTATGAAAGAGAAGTCGAAGATGTCAATGCTAGATTGGCTAAGATAGAAGGCTTCCTCGAAGAAAAAGAAGCTCGCAGTACCCTTGCTCAGTTCTTAAGAAATAATTTATTTTTTACTACTTTTCTGTTGACTGGTATAAAGCTGGCTCCATTCCAAGAGATAACTCTAAGGGGTATGTTTAACCGCAACTTTAGTATGTGTGTTTGGGGTCGTGGTTGTGGTAAATCTTTCATTGCTTCAGTTTATTGTTTTCTGCAATGTATATTTGAGCCAAATACTAAGATACTTATAGCTGGTCCTACTTTTCGTACAGCAAGATTTATATTCAATAATATAGAGAAGATGGTAGAGACTAAAGAGGCTACTCTTCTCGCTCAAGCTTTTGGAGCAAAGGCCAAAAGAAACGACCAATACGAGTGGAAAATTAACGGAGGTACTATAACCGCCATTCCTTTGAGTGGAGAAAAGATTCGTGGTTTTCGTGCTAATATACTTGTTCTTGATGAGTATCTATTATTACCGGAAGACATAATTAGAAATGTACTTATGCCATTCCTTGTCGCGCCTCAAGATATGAAGCGCAGAATGGAGATAAAAGAAATAGAAGATAAGCTAGTAGCGGACGGGGTAATAAAAGAAGAAGAGAGAACTAAGTTTGAAAATAAATCTAAGATGATAGCTTTGTCTTCTGCTAGTTATACTTTTGAAAATCTTTATAAGACCTATCAAGAGTGGGTGAATAAAATCCAGTCAAATGAAGAGGTAGGGGATGCTAAGTACTTTGTATCTCAAATGGGGTACGAGTCTTTACCAGAAGAGATGATAGACAGAACTATTATTGAGGAAGCTCAAGAAGGAGGATCCTCTCATTTTTCTTTCCAGCGAGAGTATTGTGCTCAATTTACAGACGGTAGCGATAGTTATTTCAGTGCTAAAAAGATGGAGATGTGTACCCTCAAAGGAGATGAGGAGCCTTGTACTTTAATGGTTGGAAGAAGCGGAAAGCGCTACGTAATGGGTATTGACCCTAACATGAGCGACAGCCCCACTGCTGACTATTTTGCTATGTCTGTCATGGAGATAGATGACGACAATGGGCAAGGTACTTTAGTGCATACTTACGCAGGATTGGGTAGTTTAAATAAACATGTAAAATATTTAGCTTATATTCTTCAGGCTTTTAACATTGTTTTTATATGTGTTGATAATGCTGGCTCTGATACATATTTAGATAGCTGCAATGAATCTCAGTTTTTTAAAGATGCAGGTATTAACTTAAAAACTATACCTTTGAACTCTGATGCAGAAGGAGTTGAATATCAAAAATCTATAAAGCAAGCTAAACAAAAATACAATCAAGAAAATTATCAAATTTGTTTTAATCAAGTATTTACTAGTAATTTTATTCGTAGGGCTAACGAGCATCTTCAAGCTTGCATAGATTATAAGAAGATTTGGTTCGCTTCTAGGACAGCTTCTAACGAATCCTTTTTCAACAGGACTAGCTCCATAAGATTACCTTACCCTAAAAAACTAGTATTTATTGATGATCGGAAAGACTGGTCTATGCTTGATTTTATTGAGCATCAGGACGATATGATTTATCAAACTAAAAAACAATGCAGCTTAGTTGAGCATAAATCAACAGCAAGGGGTTCTCAAAACTTTGACTTGCCTCAACATCTCAAAAGGTCCACTTCTGCCAATAAAGCCAGAAAAGATAATTATTCTTCATTAATGTTGGCGAATTGGGGGCTTAAGCTTTATAACGACATAACTAAGGCCGAAATCAACACTAATAAGGAAACTTTCGAGCCTATTATGCTTTTTTAAGTGTAAGTAAAGTCGAATAAGCTTTTATGCCTAGCAAAATAACAAGCGGTCAGTTAGATGAGACCAGTTTAAGAGAACTTTTATTAAAAAAGTTATCTGGTTCAAGCACGGTGCCCTCTGGATTCTATACAATAGCTAATCCATCAGGTTATGTTCCTTTAGCGGACGGACCTGAATCCATGACAGGATATAGTGGGGATATAATGTCAAGAACCTCGGGTTTGATATCTAACGTTTCCGGAGCTTTAGACGTTAGTGGAACTCTATTATTTGATAAGGCTGTTGACGTTTCTGGATTTTCTGTTACTTTAAATTCTGCTACGAGTGGCTACCTCCAAACAGAGATAGAAACTGCTTCAGGTAATTTTTCTCAAGTTAGTGGGGAATTTCTTAAATCTGGAAGTTTTTATCATTCTGGTTCAGGAGATTTCAAAGCCTCAAATTCTATAACAGGTGCGTTAGCATATTCTTCTGGTCATGACAATAGTCAAGGTTTGTTTGTTGCTACTGGAGATACGACTTTAAGTCAAGGCTGGATGAAGTTAGCTGGTTATCCAGAAATGACTGGATATGTTTCTGCAGCTAGTGGAGATATTAAGACTAGTTTAGAAGCCAGCGGAACAAGCTTGAGTAATTTAATTTCAAATGTCAATTCTGATAGCTCGACCAAATTTACAGCCCAAAAAACTTTTTCTGCTGGGCTTCAAACCGACTTAGTTAAGTTTGGAGATAACGGAGTCACTTTAAGAGTCAACTCGAATAGTTCTGTAAGTTTTGATGATGTGAGTGGCGCCTTGCTTACTGTTTCGCCGGGCTACGGACCAGATGCGCCGGTATTTTCTGTTACTGATAAGGCTGGAATGCCTTTAATAGATGTTTTTGACGATGATAGAATAGTTATGGGGCCTTATGGCAAGAACACTTTTACAATAAGTGGAGAAAGAATAATTATGGAGAATTTGCCAGCTCATCCAAATACTGGAGGTTTAGCAGATGGAACACTATACGTTAGTGGTAGTACGACCGCTGGCGGAAAACGATTATTAATAATTTAAAATGACAAAGAAAACAAAAAAAGAAGAATCAGAGATTAAGCCGATGATGACGAGCTTCGCTGCTTCGCCTTATACAACTGTCGACCAATCAACTAGAACCAGAAGGAATGTTGGAGGGCAGATTGAGCGAACAAATAAGTTTGAGAACATCGACAATGGTTTGGTTCCATATAAGTACACAAAAGGCGTAAACAATAAAAGCTCTCTTGATGTTAGAGACGTCGTAATTCTTTGTCAGAAGGCGTATTATAACTTTGCTGTATTTAGGAACGTTATTGATTTGATGACTGAGTTTTCTGCCACTAATCTTTACTTTACAGGCGGTAGTAAAAAGTCAAGAGATTTCTTAGACGCTCTTTTTAAAAAGATAGATATACAAAGTTTTTTAGATAAGTTTTTTAGGGAGTATTACAGATCTGGTAATGTTTTTATTCATAGATTTGATACTAAAATCAAACCAGATGATTTGAGAAAAATTACTCAAACTTATGGAGGCAGTAAATTAGCTTCTGCGGCAGAAGACAACAAGCTTCCTTCTAGATATATAATTTTAAATCCTGCTGATATTCAAATGGGAGGCAATATATCTTTCTTCTCTGGTCAATATTATAAGATACTTACTGACTACGAACTAGAAAGAGTCAAGAACCCCAAGACAGACGAAGACAGGGAAGTATACGAGGCTCTTGATCCAGAAACTAAAAAAATGCTCAAAGGGAGAAATGTAGGTATAATTTCAATTAAATTAGATCCTGAGAGAGTAACACCAGTCTTTTACAAAAAACAAGACTATGAACCATTTTCTGTTCCGATGGGCTATCCAGTTTTAGAGGATATAAACTGGAAATCAGAGATGAAGAAAATGGATATGGCTTTAACCCGCACCACGAACCAAGCTATCTTATTGATAACTATGGGTTCGGAGCTTAAGGACGGAAGCTTAAATATTAACCAAAGAAGTATTGAGACTATGCAGAAGCTTTTCGAGAATCAATCTGTTGGTAAAGTTCTTGTTTCTGATTATACTACCGAAGCTAAATTTGTTCTTCCAGATATAGCAGGTATACTTGACCCAAAGAAGTATAGCGTAGTTAATCAAGATATTCAAATGGGTTTGAATAATATTCTAGTTGGCGAAGATAAATTTGCTAATACAAGTATTAAGATCCAAGTATTTATCGAAAGACTCAAGCAGGGAAGGGACGCTTTTATTAATCAATTTTTAAATCATGAGATTAAACGTATCTGCAAGTCTCTTGGTTTTAAAAATTATCCTAAAGCTAATTTTCAAGAAATTGAACTTAAAGATAAAACTACTTGGAATAGAGTTGTGGCTCAACTTATTCAGTACGGTATTCTTACTGCTGAGGAAGGATTGGAAGCTATCAATACAGGAAGACTTCCAGAGCCAGAAGAATCTCTAGAGTCTCAAAAGAGATTCAGAGATCTAAAAGATCAAGGGTTTTATTCTCCTCTACTTGGTGGAGGTGGCGCCAACCAGTCAGGTGGGAGCGGTGGTGCTGGTAGACCAGAAGGAACGCCTTCCCCTCAGACTACTAAGAAAGTTACCCCTATAGGAGAAAATACCTCTGGCTCGCAAAAGTTTAGCGTGGATAAAATAAAACAAAATTTAGCATTAGCTGAAAAGTTAGAAGTAGAGATTCAAGAGAGGCTTAAACTGAAATACGAGAATAAAAGAGTAACAAATAAAATTAAAACTCTTTCTTCTGAATTATGTAAAATAGTTATGGCTAATGAGTCTCCTGATAAATGGTTAGATAAAGCTGCTGAATATATTAATAACCCAACAGATACTAACGCAGAAATTATACAAAAAATACAAAGTATAGCATTAGAACATCAGGTTGATGAGTATTTAGCAAGTTTATTATATGCAAGTAAGGTTTAAGATATGAGCGAAAATCAAGAGAATATTCAAGACGTTAATCAGTACTTTGGTGCTGCAGAGATAGATGTTATGGTTCCGGACATTCCATTACCCCCAGAGCCAGAAGAAAAAAAAGAAGTTAAAGACGAAATCGAAGGAGCTTTTAAATTTGCTTTTATCGGTGCCGGACAAGGCGGTTCAAGAATCGCAGAGAGCTTTCATAAATTAGGTTATAGAAAAATAGGTATTGTGAATACAGCTCAACAAGATCTTAATTCTATCAACGTGGAGAATAAGCTATGTATTGGCGCAGGCGGAGCTGGAAAAGATAGAAGTGTGGCCGCTAAATGTTTTGAAGAAAGACGTGACGATGTTCTCGACTTTATGCGTCGTTCTTTTGGGGAAGATGTAGATAGGATTTTTGTTTGTGCTGGAGCTGGAGGAGGATCTGGTGCGGGAACCTTAGTACCTTTGGTTAAGACCGCTCAGGAGCTTCAAGAGACGATTAAGTCTGGCTCTAAAAAGGTTGGGGTCATTCTAGCTTTACCTAAGTATTCTGAAGGTAGAAAAGTAAACGCCAACGCTTACAACACTTTAAAAGAAGCCTGTGATTTAGTTGATCAAGGGATAGTTTCTCCACTTGTTATTATCGATAACGAAAAGACAAGTAAGTTATACTCTAATGTATCTGTTTCTAATTTTTGGCAGACAGCTAATATGAGCACGGCTGGAGTATTTCATCTATTTAACATGACAGCTTCAAAAGATAGCTCTTATTCTTCTTTTGATTCTAGTGACTACAAAAATGTTC